GCGCAGTATTCTGCTGTTGGCACTACCCCCGATGGCCAAGCTAGATGCTTGTGGTATATTATGCTCATCTATGAATCCCAGACGTTGTGCCAGGTCCAGGTGGCCTTGCCCACGAGCATAACTTTCATGGTAACTACAACCGTTAACAACTACATGGTTGATCATTTTTTGTCATTCCCGGCAGCACGATTATATGCGTCTATTTCTTTTTGTGTTGTGATCTCACACATGACGTCTATCTCGTCATCTTTGTACGAGGGATACATTGCTATCAGTGCTTTGCGTTTTGCACTGAGTCCTGCTTCTTTCTTCCGCGGAGCAATCCAGGGATGTCTTGGTGTGCCTAAGCCTGGGCTTACACTTGTGGCCATGAGCCACTGCAATCGAGGATGTTTGCCCACATCAAAAAAATGTTTGTTCAGGCGTTCGTTGCAACTAATAACATAGAACTCTTGCAACTCTCTTGATCCTTCCACTGCCGATCCCCAACGTATCATGAGATAGTTTGAAAACTTCTTGCGCTCTTCGGGAGTTAAATCGTCGTAGAATGATCTGACCTTGCGGTCAAACATACGCATTTCGTTGGCAATGTTAAGTCGATCGCTCATTTTTGAAAAACCAATCTTATGTTTCCATTCATATCTGTAAAATACCAAGGCATACTTAGGTCAATATCTATTATTAAAAATTCTAAATTGCATGTTGATAACTCTTTTCTTAAATATTGGTCATACTGCAACAAAGTAGGTGTTGGCGTTGCAAATTCTTGAACTAAAAATTGTGTTGATGTTTTTTCTATCATCCGTTGTATATTCAATGCTAAAAATCCCTTTCCACCAAGTTTTACTAAGGACGCAAAGTCTAAAACAATTTTTTTGAATTGACTCAGTGGACAAAAGTGTAAAGCACATATTGAAAATATTGCTTGGAAACTAAGTGTGTTTTGTTGCACATAAACCTCATCAAAATATCCATATATGTCACCATAAAATCCTACATCATCGATTGTTGGAAGGTTATGTATCATAAAACATTCAGATTTAATCATGCTAGGTAAATTATCAAAATCTTGCGGAAGTGTTATATTAGGCCAACTTGCATCTTTTATTTTTTCGTAACCGTTTTTAATATGTAACCATTCTGCTCCAATGCCTACAAGTCTGGGTATATATGGTTTAAACAGGTTAGCACCACAGCCTAGGTCATAAATGTAATCATATTCTATTTTCAAAAGAGGTAACAAATAATAAAATACTGATGCCGTAAACTTGTTACTACATTGTGCTCGTGGGGTATGACCTCTTTTTATTTTTTGGTCAATTTGTAATTTGTTGGGCGTAAAAAATTTGTCCCAAACTAAATTTTCTTCTTCAAAATCTGCAGCAAGTTGTTGGTAGATATCACTATATTTAAATGTTGTCTGAAATAATTCAAAATTGTAAGAATTTAAATTTTCTAACATTACTTCTCTACCTTACCCAGCTGATAGATCATTATAACACGATCCAGGGCGTCTTGTAAAGTGGGATTGGTTGGGGCGGCACGTCGAATCTCGCCCCACATCTTGTTTTCTTGTATATGATCATACAAAGGTCTACCATCTGCTGTCCTTGAATCGTGGTTGATCTTGTGACCGGAAATAGGATCATAATCATATCCTACTACTGTTCGATCACCTGGATCAGCGCCAAACTCCCGAGCATAAACCACACCATTGGCACGTTCGTATATGTACTTGGTGTCAGGTTTGAGTTGTGACATTACCAGGCAAGATTGTAGTTGACGATCTCACAGTTGCGACTGACGTCTTTCACAAAGTACACACAGTCGGGTTCGGCATCATCGTTCAAGGGCACGGCCAACATTTGACCGTTCTTGAGTTTGGGTGCGTACCAATTGACTTCATGATACACATCTAAGATTTCAATATCCGGGAAGGAGGGTCTGTAACTGCTTAGAGGATTGAATTGGAATACTTTGAACCCTCTATCATTGATCGAAGTCAACGGTAGCACTTCAAGATCACCAACGTCGGGTTCACCAATTAAGATCTGCCAGTCCATGGGCATTTTGATTGTTTGAGTTCCAATACGCAATACCAAGGCAGGTGCATTAAACGATTCTAAAAAGATTAGCGGAATAAAGTGATAGTCTGGATCTGCTGGATTCGAGTTGTCAAGTATGGCAAAACGCATGTCATCCACTTCCTCGGGCAAGTGATTTAGATCATAGTAGGTGTTGTCAAGTGTTAATATTCGCATGTTGTTATAATACAGGATTTAAAACTAAAAGTCAAGATCTTTTTTTCATGATCACGCCACAATCTGTGGTCCATTCTAGAACTTCATAACCTTGGGACAGCAAGTAAATCACACAAGGTCCACATTTACCAATCCAACAATCATTAAATTGGTATGTGTCATCAAACATTACCATGGTATTGTCGTGAAATAATGATTGTAATGCTAGTAATTGTTTCATGTGTTCAACCTGGCAATTGACATTATTCATCTCAATTCCTTGTCTAGCATACTCAGCAATTTGTTTTTTGGTTATATCGCGGGTGGCAATTTCTCTTATGTCATATGTGTAATCAAAATTGTCCAGATATACCAATGCAATATCTGTGTGCTTGGACGCAAACTCCCGGGCCCATGCACTGCCTGGTTGTACTACAAATTCAACATTGTCAAGAGTGTCTTGTAATCTAGTTTTAGCGTCATCTGACAGATCAACCGAGATCAACTTGGTTCCATGTTCCTGTGCCAAGTTTGCCAGTATTGTTGTACTACCTTCAAATCTGTCACTTCCAATCTCGACAAACACACCAGAAGTTTGCTCGGGCATGTGTTTTTTAAGTCGCTCAAAAATTTGTGTGCCCATTATGCTATCTTCATCCATTCCAGTTTCTCTGCTGAGAATGGATAGTTGGCTTCTTTGTAGAACTGTTTGCGTTTGGTCAAGTGTCGTTTGGCAAACTTACAGGTCGAAGTTATGTCCCAAATTTGCACATGATCTTTGTCTTTGGCTTTTCTTATACCTCGTCCAATACTTTGAATAACACGGACAAAACTTTTGCCGGGTTCAATAAGAACCAAATTAAAAATCCTAGGGATATTAATACCCACAGCGGCAACACCATAGGTAGCCACAATAATCTTATCAGTGCTGTCTGCAACTTCATCATATTCATCTTGTCTATCTTTTGCTTTGGTCGCACCGCTTACAAACACAGCACGATCGCCCAGGCGTTCTACCAATGCGTTGCCTGCGGCCACTCGGTCCACAAGCACCAGGGTGTTACCGGTTTCGTTTACCCGGCGGATCAGGTCTGCCATGGTGTCCAGTCGTCCCGACTCTTCAAGCAAGTATTTAAGTTCCGATTGATACTCTTTATACTCCACGTGATCCACCAGTTGCACAATGTTCACATGACAGTTGGCCAGTACACCTTGGTGTTGTAGTTCGCTGGCACTCAAGCGACCAATCACAGGACCAAGTCCCACCAACAAGGCCTGGCTTTCAAACTTTTCTTTGGGTATGGTTCCTGTCAATCCCCAGCGAATTGGCACTCTAGCCATCACACCTGTCAGCAAGGTTTTGAGTGCATCTGCTTTGGCCATGTGTACTTCGTCTACAATAACACACACAACATCTTCCAAGAACTCACCAATGGTGCAGTCGCCTATGCCGGCTTTGGTATTCTTCAGCAGATTGTTTAGACTTTGCCATGTGCATATGGTGTGTTGACGTCCGTATTCTTTTCTATCACCAAAGTACACACCAACATCTTGCTCCATGTTCTTATAGTCTGCTTCGGTCTGTGTCACAAGACTCTTGTTGGGCACAATAACAATGCTCCGACCATAAGGTGTGACAGCATTGCTCAAGGCCGCTGTCATTATGGTCTTGCCTGCACCGGTGGCCACTTCTTGTATACATTGCGGATTGGCCAAGAAGTTGTTGATGATCTCCACTTGGTAATCACGCAACATGATGGGTTGACCTGCTGCTGGGTGTGTCTTGTGCCAAGTCACATGTGCAAAACTTGTTTCAGTTACTGATTCAAAGTTGAATGTGGTGGAGTAGTCACGTTGGTCATCCAGTTCAATGTCGTAATTGAACTTCTCCAAGATGGGCACAATTTCTGGCAATAGATTTACATAGGTACTGCCGCCCAATTGGAAATATGCTACCTTGCCATCCCAGCGTCCCAATCGTACTGCCGGCAAGTAACGTGCAGCAGGGTTTTCATATTTGAAAGCCGTGACTAGAGCCTTGCGGGCATCCAGGTCCAGGCCTTCAATCTTGATGTTCACTTCGTCACGGATTATTATGGTTGCTTTCACATCATGCTTTCATTGCGGTAATTATTTCATTGGCTAGATCCACCAATATACCAAACTGTTTTTGCATTACGTCGGTGGAGATTTTTCTATGTTTAAATATCTTGCCTAGATATTCAACCCCTTGTGTTCTCAGTTGTGGATCAAAATTATCTTGTATAATTCCACTGATCAAATCATCAATTGTGTTTTTTTGTTTGGTAGTAATTTTATATTGAGACTGTTTTGTCTTCAATAGCTCTACTAAAA